TATACTGCCTTTCTAAGACCGAATAGAAGCAGTCTAGCGGCAACAAATTGATAGTTAGGTGCATCCAGTGAGATCAGATCGTTAGCAGAACGAATCAGAATCTCTTGGATATCTGAAGTTTGAATACCGTCAAAGAACTGTAGGTTAGAATTCATCTCAACCTGACTTTCCGAGACACCTGCAAGACCATTGCAGGCATGTTCTACCATAGCATGTACTTTATCAAGATCAAGTGGAGTTTTTTCTCCGTCTCTTTTGATCACATGGATTTCTTTCATACCTTTTTCCATTCGCTAAGTTTGATAGTTGCTTCTAAACCGCTGTAAGTGTTAAATTCTACCAGAGATTGAACGTCATGTCCAGCGATAAACATATCGTTAAGGTCTTTCTCTTGTATTTTATCAGGCCAAATTACAATTTCATATCCCTTGTCAATTGCTTTCTCCATTCTATTGATGATTTCCCTATTGCGTCGTTCGTTATCATACACAAAGACAACTTCTTTATCGCGCAATATCTCCCAATCAACATCTGCTCCTGCCATAGCAATTGCATTGTCGATGTAAAAACTATCAAAGGGACCTTCAGTAATGTAGATAGTCTTCTTAAAATCTACTCGGTTGAGACCGAAGACTTTAATTTTGGATTCATCCAGCATGATAGTGATATACCGCAACTTATCATCTGAACTTAGGGACCTCCCTTGGAATCCAAACCACTCGCCGTTGGTGTCAATGAAAGGGATAATGATTCTTGGGTGATCCTTTTTGACATCTTTGAACGTTGGTTTTTGAGTATTAACCCATGTGCAGAACTTGTCTGTATAGAACAAATCAGAGAAATGTTCCTTTGGAATCTGACGACCGAGAAGATACCCGACCGCTGGGTGTTCATTATTTAGACAATCCACACTGTGAAGTTCTCCCTTTTTCTTGAACTTCGGTTTTTCAAATTTAGGTTTAGGAACATACGAACCCTTGCCTGTAGTGCCAGACTTATATCGCTCCATGATATACTCATCATGCAAGTCAGGAGCATTGTCCTTCAGAAAATTTGGCAATGTCCTACCCACTCCACAGTTATGGCACTTGAATACCATGTCCTGTTTCAGGCGAAAGAAATACCCTCGTGCTTTATTACGATGCTTCTGAGAGTCACCACAATAAGGACACCGAAAATTATACAGTCCACTCTTCTTCCTAGAAAACTTGTCTAGGCGTCCAGATAGAAGACTGACGTAATACTCATCAACAAATTCAGACAATACGATGGTCTACCGCTGTATCCATCATAGCACCATTAGCAGGAGGGGTCAACAGGTTTGAAAAAATTCTCTGACCAATGGGAGAGATGAGGACACTAATCACTGCTAGTGCTCCTGCGATGCTCCACATCTTCTTTTCTAATATTCTGAGTCTATCATCGATAAGACGGATGTCTCTTTCACATCCTTTCTTAATTGCATTAGTTTCCCTTTTAAGATCTTCCGACAATCTATCTAACTTCTCAAATAGAATAGCATCTACTTTATCTTGTTTATCTAACTTCTCATTATGAACAGCAAGAAGTTTCCCCATTTGAATGGAGTTATCTTGCAATGTATCTACAACTCTTTCAAGTCTTTCAATTATAGCAGTGTTTAGATTTTGTTCATCCATCACTTATCAACAGTTGCTTGTGCTCCACCTGCTCTCTGCTTCTTCATGAGAGCCTGAGTTTTCTTTTGCAACTCCATTCTAATTTGTTTGATCTTATCTTCCGCTTTTTGTTTCTCCAGACTAACTTGCTGACGAGTCATTTGTGCCTGCATTGCTTTGTCTGCTTGCTCTTTGACGTTACGCATATGCTTCATACGCTTATCCATAAAGAACTTGCCAGCAGCACCAGGCATGATTCTTTCAATTTTTACATCACCTCTGTAACGAGGATTGATAAGAAGACGCATCTTCTGTGCTAATTCTGCAGGAGAGTTAGCATAGATAACAGTCTCACCAACCTCAGGGATGGTTACTTTATACTGAAACAATCTAGAAGGCATTGTAGGATTCTCTTTCGATTCTCCCAACTTGTTACCAGGCATCACAAGTTTCTTGTCTTCTTTACTCTTCTTCAGTTTCTTACGAAACTTCATGACTGGATCGTAACCTGCATTGGGTCCTGTGGCATCAGCACTACCACTAAATCCTCCAGTACCAGCAGTCATGACCGTCATAGTTTCTCCAGTTCTTCTTCTAAATCGGGATCCACCTCTAAAGATGGCATCATTCCTATAGGATATTTATTCAAGTAAATCAGTAGAGTTTTTAGCAAACTCCAATACTCCCTCTCCATCTTGAAAAAAAGCAAGGGAGTTGCTGCTTCACCAAAAACATTATAAAGAATGATGAGATGATTTATAATCAAATGAGTCCTTAGTGACCCTCCACGAACATAACGCTTCAAGAGTCTTTTTAGATACTTGAAGCGTTTCATGTCCTCATCAAAATCCTCTCTAGTCACACAGTGAGGATTTTCATAATGCTTAATGGCGAACAGAATGTAGTTAGACTCATTCAGTTCGTCAAATTTCATTAGCTACCAAATGTCAATGTTGCTACGGCAGAGATTACTTCAGGAGCACCATTATCAGATGTCACCTTAACACGATACTGGTTGCCATCGTTTGCTGCAGTCTGACCTGTGAGTGCCAGGTTGGTGCTGGTTGCACCAGCGACATTCGAGAAACGACCAGTGGAGGTGAGTCTCTTCTGCCATTGGAATGCTGCTGTACCAGAGTTGGTAACAGAAGCAACAACAGCGAAGGTTGCATCACCAGAAGAAGTAGTCTTGTCGGTGTTGTTTGTGCTGAGTGTGATGGTGTTCGCTGCATCTGCTACGAGTGTATCATCAGTGTCGTCACCTGCATCAGAAGCACTTGCATGTACGAATGCTAAGCACTCTGCCTTGTGACGAGTTGCACCAGATACATCAGTATGAGTGCGATACTGCCACCAACCAGGACCAGTGATACCACGGGTTTTATTTGCTGCGATATCAACCTCAGTATTATCTACGAAAAGCAATTCGTAAGAGTTAGTGTCGCCACCCTTGATAACAAACTCAGCGACTGCACGAGGGGGTGTTCTACGCAGAACACTGGCAGCAGCGACTGAATTACTAGTAGATCCTGCATATACTTTATGCAGTTCAATAGAGGTGGTTGATGTTACTGTTTTTACGATGTAAGCAACGCCAAGAATATCCAGAACGTCACCAACTTCTACAGAGTCAGCAGCGTTTTTAGTTACTGTTGCGTCATTTTGTGTGACTGCAATAGTATTGGCGAAAGCCTTCCCGTCAAGTTTTCCGTAGATTGCCATTAGATTTTTCCGAAGACGTTTTCCTAATATTTATTTATAAAAAAAGGGGCTTTCGCCCCTCTGAGTCATTCACCCTCTCTAGTGACAAGTGCTGTCTTCACTGCTTCAAGCAGTTTATCATCAGCAGTTGTCTTTGTAAGTTTGACTGCTTTCTCCAAAACGAGGATGCAGATATCGATCAGTTTTTCACCGAGTTCTGCATCGTCAGGAATCTTAGAGACTGCATCTGCTACAACTTTCTTAGCAAGGGGAAGTAAAAATGCCAACATGATTAGTTACCAAAAACGGGTCTAATCTATATAGCATCAATCTCCTCTGTAACGAGAACCAGGACGAGGACCAGTTGCATCAGTCATTTTCTGAGCATCTGTTCTAGTATCCTTGGGAAGAGGTTTCTTTAACATCTTGCCACGAATTGCCTTATGGTCTGGTTTAGGATTTCTATCCTTTGCTGCATCACGAGAGATCTTCATCTGATCATCAATTGACAGTGACTTACCCTCAGTGAATTTCCCAAAGGTCAAGAGCGAGGTTTCAGTTTCTGCGACTTCTTTTGTGCTTTCTTCTGAAACTTCTTCTTGACTGACATAGGCTTGTTCCTCCATAGATTTTGTTTTTTTACCGCCACAAGTCGGGCAGGTCTTTCCATCTACCATACCTGTACCTCTACAGGTAGGACAGATAGATTTTTGTGCGGGAGTTTTTTCATCACACTTGCACTCAGCTTCACCTGTCTTGGGACAAGGTTTGCCGCCATGCTTTTCCATAACATCTTTCAGTTTAGGATTGATGGTAACTTTAGTTTTCTTTTCAGATAATGCTTTAAAACTCAGCATATCAACCCCCGTAGTTGTCGCGTGCTTTAATGTCTGCCATCTTGCTGAAACGCTCTTTCTCTTTTTGACGAGTGATTGCGCTTACAATCTTGCCAGACTTATCCTGTGCTTTAGAACCTGCCTTGGTAGACATTCCTTTGCTAAGTGCATCGCGACTCAGGTTACCTGCTCTACGATACATTGCAGTTTCTTTTTTCTTGTCGATGGGTTTGTAACCCTCTTCAATTACATTCTCGATTTCTTCAATGCTGAAGAGACCAGACTCATAGAGATGTGCAATTCTATCATAGTCTTCACCCAAACGCTTAGCAAGTTTGTCGCTACCCTTGGATACTACACGAGCAGTCTTACCAACTGCTTTCTTCAGACCTTTCTTAACTGCACCACCGATTCTTCTGAGAAGACCAGGACCTTTCTTCTTAGCAGGAGCACTGCTAGAAGATTCCCCGCCACCACCAGAGGAAGAAGAACCGCTGTCAGAACTGCTGCTAGACGAAGTGCCTCTGGTTTTCGCTAACAGTGCATCCAACTTACCACCTGTACCATCATCATCTTTCTTGGGTGCTTCTTTCTTTTTCTCAGGGCGAGACATTGCTGCTCGCTTCTGCTTGATTCGTGCTGCTTGGAATTCACCAACTGCCTTACCAGCATTTGAAGCAACAGATTTACCTGCTGCTTTGATACCCTTCTTAGCAGCACTACCTGCTGCCTTTGCACCTGCCTTGAGTTTAGCACCCGCTGCTTTGGCAGCAGACTTCATACGCTCAACACGGGAGGGACGATTCTTCTTAGCAGCATCCTTAGATGACTTGACTGCAGAGTCGTAGTAAGAATCAGATACCTCAGAGAGTAACTCAACTTCTTCAAGTGCTTCACAGATTTCAAGCAGATCATCTTCATCTTCTGCAAGTTCTACGAGTGCTTCCATGAAGAGATCAATCAGTTCTTCATCGGTTGCCTCATCAATTTCTACCATGTCAGCAATCTCTTCATCACTGAAGTAGAATGCTTCTTTGCGAGCTGCACGTCTCTCATCACGCTCTTTCTTTGCACGATCCACTGCCATTTCCATGCCACCTTTGCCGTAACCAGCAAGGATACGACGATCCTTTTTACGCTCAGCAGCAGTTCTTTCGGGAGCGGGAGCAGTTCCATCGCGTTGGATGTGAGACTTAGAACCGCTGTACTTACCTTCACCAAGAACCTCTAAGTTCTTATCGTAATTGGCAAAGTGCTCGTGATGACCTTCTTCAATAATTTCTAATTCTTCGACAGGGACATTCTCAAGGATGACATTACCATCAGTGATATCGTAGTGAGTTACAGTGCCATCATCAAGCAAGGTATGTTGCTCAGGAATTACACTATACTCTTTACCTTCCTTCTTGACCATCTTGGCACAAAGGTGGGTCTTCTTACCCGCCGCTTTTGTGACAGTCTTACGACGATTCAGAAGATATGAATCAGTAGAGTCTTTGTCACCATCATTATCAATGTCACCATCTTCCTTACCAACAGGGTCTAACTTTTTCTTTTCATACATCTGCACTTGTTTCAGTGCCTCTGACATATCGGGAAGTTCGTTATGATACATTTTACTTAGTGTCCTTGTCCTTTTTATTTATCTTGCGAATGAATTCACCTGGGGTGAGTTTTCTCATATAGTTAGCAAGTTTATCTGTACCCATCTCACCAGCAGGTGTAAAATCAAAATATTTAATGTCATTACGCTCTACCAAATCCTTTAACCAGGAGCGGTAAATACCATCACGCTCATCAATAGTGATGATATAATTGCTACCACGACTAACAACTTTACTAACGATCCCTGTGTTGATATTTTCAACAAACGTTCCCACCTCAAATAAGTCTTGATTGAAATACGCCTCGCGAAGACCTTGGGGATCTAACTTAGGAGCAATCTCATGAAGTTCATAAGATGCTTCTGCAAAATCATCAAACTCTTCTACTTGCATTGCCTGGCGTAATGTCAAGTATAACTTCTCAGTACCTTCTTTACCAAGACCTTTTGACATTCCTTTACTAAAGGTGTCAAAGTCATCCTCTGCTGCTGCTTTACGAAGTTTAGATGCAGACATACCTTCCACACCTTCAGCATCAGGGTCGCGACCACCAGCACTTACCACTTTGATTTCGTCAAAGGTATATAAGTCCCCATTGTATTTTTGTGCGAGTGAATTAAACTCAGATACCCTGTCACCTCCCACCACAATATTAACTGAACTATACCCGTCATTATCGATGGCACTAAGAACATCAAAGATAGTACGCATGTCGGGACTATCAACAATCGCATTGGCATGATCTGGATATGCTTGCCGCATATATTTAATTTTGGTCCCCGCATCAAGGGGGTTCTTCTTAGGATCCTCCGACCTTGAGGGGTATATTCTATACTCTCCTCCACTTGTTTTTGCCTCTCTTGCTACTTTGTCTAGAAGCCTTTCGTGACCAATAGTAGGTGGATTAAATCTTCCAAATGTAATAGATATTGTACCTTGATCGACCGCACCCGAGCCATCTCCAGTTTCTTCTTCTCCATTCTGTTGAGTTGGCGTAGTATCTGGATTCTTGGGGTCAATCTTTATAAGTTTTCCGTCCTTAGACATATGAGTTACGTTGCCCGAAGCGTCGGCATAACGTCCGTAACCAATATGTTTAAGTTTTAAAGTCTTTGCAGCCTTTGCTGCTTGTGATTTTTCGGCTTCAATTAGGAAAGCACTGAACTTCTTCATTCTACCAATTTTTACTAAGATTAAAGTTTGCTTTACTAAAGGTCAGTCGATCTACTATCTTTACTGGGTTGTTGGAAACAGTAACAAACCCCTCATGGCGAGTAGGTTGTCCATCGATGTAGCATTCAACTGTTCCATTAACAACGATAGCATCGAGTAGACGCTGTTTCAGTTGGAAGATTTTATGCCACACCATAAAGGTCTGAACATTAACCTCTTGCTTATATTTATCATCCATCGCAGCGTACATTACTGCGCCGTTGGGGATGCTACCAGCACGAATGAATTTATTGACAAAAGTCCGCAAGTATAAACGAGTGTACTTATCCTTAGAAACCTTGCACTTTGGAATCAAAGCAAGGATTTCTGCTACAAGTTTAGGAGCAAACCATATACCAACAGAAGCATCTGTAGTATCAATGAAATGTGTTCCATTTACAGACGGTAGCGTAGCACCAACAGTTGCTTCTGCATTAGGTGAAACCTCATTATAAAAAGTATGAGGTGCTAGAATAATATCCCTATTAATAGGAGTAGGAAACCTGTAAGTAATAGTATTGGGAGTATATTGCCTGCCGCCACCGACACCAATAAAGTCAGCTTGAACAATACGATCAGTACGGGGAAGATGATATAGACAAAGACGAAGTATATCAGCAACCCGCCCAGTATGGTTTTGATCAATGTCTTCATTGGTGTAGTTGATCTTAACGAGTTTTTTGTTGAATACAGACTTGGTGCCAACGAAGAACTTACCGTTCTCTGGATTGGTGCCAAACACGATAGCAGGGGCACCGTCCCACTTGACGCTGACCTTACGGCACAGAACCATCTCTTTAAGTGCAGCAAGTGCTGCCCTACGACCGTCAAAGATAAAATCTTCTGGGTGCTCAAGGTGGGTATTGGGCAAAGTGTCCTCTGTCTCTATACCGTTATTATAGCATGATAAAGTGGAGTCACACATGGTCTTGTGCCAGTTCCTCAACTGAGTTTATAGTAGACGGAAGAGTAATCTGATTGTGATCCAGCATACAAATACAATGCTTTCATAGCATCATCTGCTCTACCATTCAACCCCTTTAAATAATTTAAGAAGCGAAGACCAGACAATTTACTATACTTCCAAGCCTGAGGACGTAAATTAATTATTTGCATTGCTTTATCTCTATCTGTTGGAAGATTTGCAGCATTATATTTTTTCAACAGATTGTATATCTCTTCATTGATTGCTTTTTTTACACTAGCAGGTGCATTCGAACGACACTTATTCCAATCTGCCTCTTTAGGAATACCTTTGAAACCTGCTTGTGTTAATACCTTTGCTACAACAGCACCTTGAATTTTTCCTTGGGCAGCAAATTGACCTTTAAGTTCTAACTTCCAGTCACCTTTGTTTTCTCCACCAAAGTTTCTTGCCTGAAACTTTTGAAAGTTACCAGAACCATAGTAATAGTAAACATCCATTGGATATTGTTTATCACCCCTTCTTTTGTTATCGAATGTCAGATCATAGTGATGAAAAGATGCATTTAGTGATGCCTTTCTTTGAGCAGGTGTTTCGGCATTTAAAAGTCTTGCACTTGGACTGCCTCCCATTTTCTTCAAAGAAAATCCAACTAAATCTTTAGCAGCATTTCTCGCTTGAAGATACGAATTCAATTCAGAAATCGTGCCAATTGCTTTAAGGTCTGCAGCAATCTGTGCTTTCATACTTTTTCTAACTGCCCAGATGTCAGCAGGATTCCACTTATCTTCAGATGCAAGATTAGTTTGAGATTTTACTCTCTTAAATGCTTTAGCAATTGCACCATCATCAATGACTTTATCTCCTCTTACAAACTCATATGTTCCTGCAGAACCACCAAGAGTTCTCTTTATTAATGCACCACCCTTCATAGAAGAGTTCTTCCACTCAGAATCGAGTGCAAGAATTTGTTCAATATTTACTCCTGGTGTATCACTAAATGCTTGACCACATTTTAAATCTGCTTCCGATACAACTCTCAAATCTTTGCATTCATATATCATAGCAGCATACAAACACTGTGCAGACTCAACGATCTTCGTGACATCTGCGCCAGCACCAGAACCTCCAGAGGGTGGTTTAATTTGTAATCGAATTACCTTTTTATTATCGGTGTTTGCAATATAAACATCAATCTGATTATCTCCAGAAAGAACGTCTACACCTTCGTTTTGTAGTGCCTCAGTAATTTTTTTAGTTGCTCTACTTCTCTCTGCCTGAGAAACATAAACCTTTAAAAGAATTTGAACCTTTTTTCGGGATTCGGCATCTTCTATATTCTTTACATCAAAAGAGTAGTATGCATAATCTTCGCCGCCAAGTGCATCCATTACCTTTCTAAAGGTAGCAGTATTTGCTTCAGGAACTTTAAGTGTCATCTACTCTTTTTGACTATTTATTAATCAGGGTCTTGTCAAACGATAACGATACAACTTCAGTTTATTGACTAATTGATCATGGTCTGTTACTCCTGAGGCAATCTGTTCTCTTGCTCTTGCTACATCATGTGATGACATTGTATCCAATGCCTTAAGTAGATGATCAACTTCTTGAAGATTTAATGTCATTGGGTTAAAGATTTGTAGACTGCTTCGATGTGCATATTACCATGAAAATACCCTGCTACGATAATAGCAAGGGTACACAGAATGACACTAACCAACATCAGGACGGGGGTAATGGATGATGATGTACTCTTCGATACTTCCGTCTTTGTTTGGCATGGATTGTCTGTACCATTTGCAGGTGTCTCCATAGATTCTACAAACTTGGTCAACTTGCATCGTTGCAATGGTGTCCTTTTCTTTCTGGGTCATCATTCTTAGAGGGGGTAAAGGGTGTACGAGAGAGATTTTTAATTACAATGAAAGCATCTTTATTGTATTTACGAGTACCAAGTGGCGACTGCCACTTTTTATTATACTCTTCACCAACATCAATACCAGAAACTTGAGTTCCAGCAATCTCTATGACGATGTTGTCGTGACTAGGGTCCCACCCGAGATCTTGGATCATAGCAGGTAGATTCTCTTGTGTCAATCTTTCGGACATAATATCAAATAGGAATCAAAGAGAGCATTTTTTGAGGTTTCATAGGTTCGACACAGATATCAAATCCTAATGTTATCCTCGGTCCAGGATAGTCATCCTGAACAACAACTTTGTGTTGTCTATAACCAGGACCAATGTATATATTACCGATTTCATTTTGTATTTCATAGTCCTCAAATACAGTCTTAGTATTCTTTGGATCTATACAAATATAACCATGATATTTAAATTCATGATTGTGCCATTTTAAAACCGTGTCTGGAGTATGATAGTTTAACCAACACTGCATCCACTTATATTTTCCTGGAACATATTCATGTATAATACCTTTCAATTCAAAAAACAATTCTCGGAAAAGTAAATTAGGAGATGTTAATGCAAAGAAATTATACAACCCATAAGTCCATGTAGAATCTTGACCATGAAAAACATCTTGATGTGTCTCATATGCTTTGTGTATTAACTTAACCATCTCATCTTTATTGTCGATGATTAATTGAGATTTGTAGATTTTATAATCATCCATGAATCTTTAAGTTAAATGATACCGCAATACGATCGCTATCAAGTTCATTACTATCTACAGAGTGGGGTAAATGAGATGGAAATAAAAGTAGTCTACCTTGGACTGGGTGATATATACAATCATCCCGATAAAATTTATTAGGTAAACCATTCTGCAATAGAATAAAATCTTCCCACTCAGATCTCCAAAATCGTATACATCCATGATTTAAATCAGATGCACACTTAACATAGTAAACTCCAGAGATAAATGCTCCAGGGTGTGTATGTCTTATATGACTCCCACCTTTTGGATTTATGTTTACCCAATAGTTATGGACATATAATTTTCGTCTGTCGCCTTCTTCAAGATATTCAGATTGAAAAATAACATTTGATGCTTTAGTAATTTCTTGAATCAATTGAAGTAAATTTCTCTGATTGATATTGAAGTCAAGATCATTAGATTGGTATCCATTTCTTGTACTGCAGATTCTACCTTTAGGTTGAAGATTCTTTACTTGATAACACTCATCTGCAAGTGCATCATTATTGAGATCTAAGTCAACCCACCAGACTGAAGTTGGAAATATATTCTCAGTATTTATTTTACTATCTTTTGACATGATAGAACTTACTTTCCAACACCATAGTCACCTTTCTTTCCACTCTCTGATTCGAGTCTACGGATATCATCATGCAAGCGATTGGTTGCATGAAGTTTTTTGATTGCTTCGCGAACCTCATCAGTCTCTTCCCACTCCCAAGTGTCGCTGCCAATAGTCGTAGTTTTTTTAGTCATAAGTCAAAGTCAAAAGCGATAGTGTATCTTTCAGTTTCTTCATGCACAGGTGCAGAATGAAATATGTGTGCTGGAAATACAACTAGAGTATTCTTTGGAACATTGATTTGGAAATCTTTTCGTATACCTTTAAATACTGTTCCAGGTCCGTCATCAAAGTAGTACACACATGTATATCTATGCGGATGAGTGTGCCAGCAATAATGATCAGGATATCCCTTCCTTGTATAGTTTAACCAACAGCGTTCTATACTATTATCCATTCCACAGGCGTGAAATAATTTAGATAGATCTACTTCTCTGTGTATATTTGATGGTGTTTGAAGTCCTGGAAAATCACCAATGTCATTCCAGTCTTTTAGATACGGTTTTGTTTTTTCTAGAATACTCTGACGTTCTGAATCTGTGTATATGTTGTAGTAGAATTTGAAATCATAGAATATTCTAAGCAAAACATTCTGAATCACACATCACCTTCCTGACGATTCTCAGAGAAGTGAACATCAAATGTACCATCAGGATAACGAGCAGAGAGTTTCTCCACATTCATGGCAAGAACTTCATCGAGACTAATGTCCAGACCCATACATGCTTGAGCAACATACCACATGATGTCACCCAGTTCACGCTTCAGGTGAAACAGGTTATCTTCATTGACAGGTTTGCCTTGAAAGACAATCTTTTTGACAATCTCAGTGAACTCACCTGCCTCAGCACACATGCCTACAGATGCAGTAAGCAGTCGCTCGGTAGGAAATCCCTGACCTTCAAGTTCTTGAACACGATAAACGAATGCTTCGTGATCTTTGCTTTGTTGCGACGTAACCGCATTGACGAATTCAACATACTTAATAGGGTCAATCATACTTTAGATCTTGGAACGTTTTCTTTGCTGTAAATTTTTTAACTAGGTCAATTTGCTGCTCAGGTTGACCCGAATCGACTAGATCATCTTGAGCAGATTCCTCCACATCATACAACCTCATCTTCGCTCTGTCAATACCCACACAGAATCTCTTGTAGGCAGTCAGGTCATTGTATCTATTCTTCAATTGCTTGACCATGATCTGATTCATGCCCTCAAGCTCCTCCGTGCTAATAAGGGCAAACATAAGATCAGCAGTAGCAGGGAGACCAAAGGATTCACTAGTGTCAGTAAGGTCAACATCAGTGCTACCGTAACCTGAACGAGTGGTCTGCGTAGCACTGATAATAGGTACGTTGCATTCACACGCGAGACCACGGAGCTCCTCAGCGATTGCTTTGACATAGGTGTAAGAGTTGACAATGCTCCCTTTATATCTTTGGGAAGCACAGATATTGAGGTAATCCACAAAGATAATATCGGGTCTAATAGACCGCTTAAGAGCAAGATCACTAATAAGAGATTTAAAATGTCCGACATGTGCAGAAGCAGTAGGATACTCTTTAATAATTAGCTTGCCTTGAGTCTTCTTTGAGAGATTTGTTATCTTTTTCTCAAACATCACCTTCGGAAGATCCGCGAGCTGTTGTATCGGGACGTTGAGAAGATTTGCGTCAATGCGTTCAGCGATCTTTTCCTCCGCCATCTCCATCGTGATATAAAGGACGTTCTTCCCCTGAAGGAGCGCCGAGGAAGCACAGTGGCACATAAACAAAGACTTGCCCACCCCAGTACCAGCGAGTGCGATATTGAGAGTTTTGTTAGGAAGACCACCCTTCGTAATCTTATTGAAGAGTGAGAGGTCAAACGGGATTTTATCTTCTTTACGATGGTAGAAATCGTACCTTTCTTGAGCGTCCGAGACATAATCGTGTCCTACGTGTTGATCGAATGACACCCCGAGTGCTTCAGAAAGAATCTGTGGAATAGCACCTTTATCACGTTTGGTGTCCTGTCCGTCAGCAATCTTGACACTTTCCATAAGAGATAGGTAGATCGCACGCTCTTGACACCACTTTTCTGTAGCATCCACGAGCCAATCGTAGTCTGCGGGATCATCGGAAAGGACATTCAAAACTCCAATAACTTCTTGAAATTGATCTTCAGTGAGATCAGTTCGTTCTTGACATTCTATAGCAACTGCGTTGAGAGATGGTAATGTATCATACTGACTGATGTATTCATGAATCTCCAAGAAGATTATCTTATATTCTCTGGCAGTAAAGTAGTCCTGCTTGAGAAATGGCAGCACCTTGCGAGCATATTTTTCATAAAAGACAAGGTTGCTTAGGATAGTGACTTCTAGATTCATTGAAGATAGTGCAAGTAGGTTCCGAGAATGTATTTTTTACCTTTTACTACGGGTCTTCCAGCATGACGATACATCCAAGTAGGTGGGAAGACTAGTATTCTAGCACGTTTCGGGGTGATTGTGTGTGAAAGTTTTGGGAATTCTGTAGTGCCGCCCACCTCTACGTCATTTAAGTAAAGGAAGCATACCAAAAATCTACGAGCAGAGTTGTGATCACCTACATCAACATGATCAGCAAACTCGTCTGTCGAATTTTCACGATAGCGTTTGACTCTAAACTCCTCAAAAGCATATTTATCAGGAAAGTCTGGACCTAAATCCAACTCATCCATATATCTACTAACAGCTTCAATAAACATAGATTGAACCTGTTTTTGAATGGGCATCCAAGTAATGCTCTTCTTCATGTATTGCTGAGAGATATTCATCTCAGTAAATGTAGGTCTTTGAGATCTGTCAATATAAATTTGATTGTCTTCCTCTGCCTCAAAAGAGTCTACAATTTGATCGCAAATAGTGTCATCACAAATATCATCATACACTTTGATATAATCTGTGAGTTTCTCACAAGGTTTGATAAAATCAGTCAGACTTGTTTCTAGAGGATTAACTACCATAACGAAACTCCTGTGCTGCTGCCTCCTCCAACTGTGCCATTACTTCTTCGGTGAAATACTTCTGCGGATCAGAGAGAATAGACTTAGGGTAAACAGTAGATTCACCAACAACGATCCGATTCCCCCGCTTGGTGAAGACTCCGTATTTCTCACCCAGTTCCAGTAGTCCGTAATACCTGTCCAGTCCACGGTCGTAATAAAGACGTGTTTCAACTTGTGAGTTCTCCTTCGTAAGACGAGATTTGTGTGCTTTACACTTAATGATATTACCTACAATTTCAGTGCCATCCTTCTCCTTCTTCTTAGACAGATAGATGATAGTAGAAGATGCATACTTCAGACCAGAACCTCCACCCATTTCTTTGGTGGGAATGTATGATCCGATGACATCATAGGTATGATTGGTGACCAGCATGGGTACGTTTGCCTTGCCCAGTTTCAGGGTGAGCACACGGAATGCACCTTTGATCAACTGACTCTTGGTCATGTCACGAACCTGCTTGTCAGCAGCAACGTCTGCAATCTCTTTCTCAGTAGAAAGCATACCGAGAGAGTCCAGGACAAACATCAAAGGTTTACGATCAGCAGCATCCTGCTCCATATACTTGTCAAGGATACGACAGGACTGAGTTCGGAACTGTTCGATGGTTGCAACAGGTACAATCATCATACGATCTGCAGCAATACCACGATCCTCAATCATCTGCTTAGAAATAGCAGACTCAGATTCAAAATAAATTACACCAGCGTCAGGATTGGAATCGAGAAAATGCTGGACAATGCCGAGACAAAAGAAAGTCTTGCCAGTAGACGACTCTCCTGCAATAGCGGTAATCTTATTTCCAGGGACGCCACCGTAGATTGAGCCAGATACCAAAGCATTAAAGATGTAACTGCCAGTATCAATGAAACCACTGGTATCTCCCGCAGCAACACCATCGCTAACAAGTCCTGCATATTCATTGCCAATTTCCTTTGCTACATCCTGTAAAAAATTCACTCTTTAACCTCCAATAATGATGTGATGTAATTAGAACGTTTCATGGCACGTTCAAACCATTGTGCTTCTTTTAAATCACCAAATGATTTTTCTTCTCTTGGCGAAAATCCAAATGCATTTTGATAGGTGACTACAAATTTTTTTCTGTTCATCCGAATAGGAACTCCAGTGATGCTACTTTTTCTGCTTGCCATCCAATCGTATCCATAATAACTTTAATAGGTTCAAGGAAACTCTTTGAGAATTGTAAGTCATAATCCACCTGTTTGTCAAGACCAAACTCTCTCGGGAATGTACCCAGATAACTGATCACATTCTCGTTGATTTTATTAGGTGTCTTCAAATAAACAAACTTAATCTTCTCTCCGTCTTGAATCAAGGGATACTTATGTGTCAGTTTATTTTTCTTATTATGGAAATTATACAACAACGCGCCACGCACATGGATAGGAGTGCCTTTACTATAGATCGTTGCTGGATTGGACCATTTATTTAGATTATTACAACCTCGTGGAAATGAAATATCTTCAACTGGCAACGATGTAAACTTTTCACGAAAATCTGCAATGAACTCTTGTGCCTGCTCCTCATCTTTATTCATGATCACAGTCATACAATCCCTAATAGCAGTACGACATGCAGCAGGAGTAGAAGACTTGACTGCCTCAAGACCCATGATTTTCAGTTTGGGTTTCTCATAGCGAACACCCTCGCTGTCCCAGACGTTGAGGATGTATCGCTTCTTAGCAGTCCAGATGCCCTTGTTAGCAATGTTCTCTCGCTTCATGAACATCTTCTGTTCATAGGCACCAACATAGTCTGCTAGTTCCTTGTAGGACCTGTCGATGAATGGTTCAATTCGTTCTTTGCAAGCAGTGTCAAGGAAGTTAACGATCCTCTCTTTAGAAATATCTGGGTCATTAAATACTGAGCGAACAAGTAGATCAAGACAGATATAGATGCTGTCAGTATCGGAAGCAATAACATAATCGTGGTCCTCCGTTTTAAGTAATTTGTTTAGGTATTGATTTACTTTCCCTTCAATCCATCTAATCGAGACTTGCCCGCTAAGAGTAATCGCCTCAGCATTTGCAAGATTGTAGTATCGAAAGTATTGGTTTCCGATGGCACCATAGGCACTATTAAGTTGGATCTTTCTTGCCATTTGGATGTTGTTAAATTTTGAGATATCCTTTTGTAGTGCCAAGGTCTCTGCAGGTGTGGTGGCATGTTCAAGAGCTTGCTTAGATTCAAGCATTCGTTTCTTGTAGATGGTACGTTCATCATAGATTTGCTGCATCATTTCTGGTAGGAACCCGTGAACATCCTTTCGGTATTGTGCTCCGTTAGCGCACACACAGTGCTCACCGCTAATGTCTAGCGTTTCCTCAAGGATTCTATCCACCGTTGCGCTGGGATGTCTCGCGTCGATGAGTGTCTCTGGGGAAATATTGTACTGCATAATAAGATGAGGATACAGACTATTGAGGTCAAAACTGACAACCCAATCATACTTTCCAGGAATCGGTTCCTTGACGTATGCTCCTGCATATTTTTCATCCTTCTTCGCACCTTTACGAGGGGGAACAACAATATTACGTTCACTTAGATAGTTATAAATCATCGTGTCCCACATACGGACTTGACTATACACATCTTCAAAGTTCACCTTCGCATCATAAGACATAGTGATTGCTAGTTCAAGCAACTTCATCTTATCTTCCAATCTGTCAATCAGTTCAACGTCTTGGATGTTGTATTCCATAAACTTCTGCCAATCTCGGGTATAGAAATCCTTGAAGTTTTCGTATTCAGAGTGATCAACTTTTCGCTGCCCAAGTTCGACGAAAGCGATATGGTCAAGTCTGTAAGATTCTTGATTTGAGTATGTAAACTTGCGATATAGATCCAGATAGTCAAGAATGTTGACACCAGAGATATCGTAAGCATAATTTTTACGCCCTTGGACATAGACCTCCCTCTCATTTGCACGATTCCATGGGGAAAGACTCTTCATCCACTTCTCCCCAAGCACACGATTAACCCTACGGGCGATGTATGGAACGTCATATAGATTCACGTTCCAACCCGTAAGGATATCAGGTGTATTGTTTGACCACCAGGTGATAAAGTCTTCTAGCATTTCGTTCTCAGTCCAGAAAACTTTATACTCAACACCTTTAGGCGGATTAAATTCACGCATTGCCCAGCAGTAATACTGCTTTGTCACCATATCTTTGATGGTGATGGACAACATCTCTTCTGCTGCTTCTTCTACATTAGGGAATCCATTCTCACACTGAACCTCAATGTCCAGTGCATAGATTTTCATCTGACTGATATTATAATCAACTTCATTAGGATATTCTTGAGCGATAAATTGATACACAAATCTCTCATACCCATGAACTTTGAATCCTTCAATGCCATCATACTTAGCAATGAACTCTCTCGCTTCACGAGCAGACTCAAACTTTACTGGACGGACATTATCACCCTCTAGTGTCTTGTATTTCTCTTCCCTATTTGAAGTTACAAACAGGGTAGGACTAAAATGGGTACGAGACTGGACTGGTTGTCCATCCTCATACCCACGATAAAGAATCACGTTTCCTGCGAGTTGCACATTGGTATAGAACCTACTCATTCGCTGCCTGATACTCCTTTGCAATTTGCTCTGACGGATCCACTATAGTCAAGATTGACTCAGATGTCAAGAACAAATCACGCTGTGAAGCAAAGGCGGGGAATGGTACAAGTTTACCTTCAGGTGTAATACTGAAACATTTTTCAACAAGAACAGATGGTTCTTCATCTAACTCAGTCACTTGACCGATAAGATACTCACTCCTGTTTGTCATCAACAGGATCTTCAGGTTCGATTCCATTGGTAGCTCCAACTAATTCAGTGTACTTAGTGACTACATCATCATGCGTTTCATATGCACTAATGATTTCATCATAGCGAACAATAATTTTTTGTTCTTTTGCAAGAGGTGCGTAAGGTTCCATCGTAATTTCAGGATTACTGAGTTTATGGATGTTGCCATCATCGTCCTCAGCAGACATTCCTTCAGAAATCCAAACCGTGTATGGTTGAATCAACTGATAACCAAGAACTTTGTTCTCGCCTTCTTGACTAATCTCACGAATGTCACAGATAACGTCTTCACCGTTTCTTGTTCTTACGACTCTTACGCTCATAACTCCTCCTTTCAATTTCGTTTACTGCTTCCTTAATAATATCCTTGAGGATTTTATCTTCGGTTGTATTTTTTTGTTCTGCGATGGGTCTGACATGCCGCAGAAGTTCTTCAGTATAGGATGCTGGTACTTCAATTGTCAAGAGGTCAGTTTCACCATCATGGTTATTTGGTTTTAAATTTACATATACATTCATAAGTATACCTCAAACAAAAAGAGACCCCAAGGGTCTCTTTAGTTGTATACTATATATCAATAATCATCCAGGTAACTTTGACAGGTGTCAGGATTTTTCTTACACCATGCTCTGACATAAGAATCAGCATCTTGTTCCATAGTGTAGTGAGCGTGATTGTGTGCTAGTCCTATCACAATCAAAGTTCCTACCAGCAGACCATTAAACAGAGTCACTGGATGACTCAACACTCGGAGTATCTTGGATATCATAGACTTTGAGTTTCTGGTGGTCAGGAATAATTCTTCTCAATTCTACCACAAGCAATCCATTGCTGAAAGTAACTGTGCCGATCTCGACATCATCCGACAAGTTGAAACCTCTAGCGAAGGTACGAGTGGAAATACCTCTGTGCATGTATTCCTCTTCCCCTTTAGTCTTCGCTGCCTTAGACCTGATTAGGAGGACGTTACTCTCTGTAGAGACTTCAAACTCATCCTTCGACCAACCAGCAAGTGCTACTTCAATCCTCCATTTGACATTTGATTCCTGCACTAAGTTATATGGAGGATATGATTCATTAACACCACCCATTCCATATGAGTGGAGTCTGTAAAAAACGTCATCTAGTCCGACACCATATCTTTCTGCAGCGTCTACGATGGCACCAAGATCTTTCGTGGTGAACTTCTTAAGTCCAGTCATTTGTTATGCTCCTTTAATAAGCGAGTTTGATTGTGTGGTCCCCGAAGGCAACCGTATTATTTAATAGTCATACCTAGTAATATTTGGGTGTAGCATTCCGAACATGAGTGTAAGGTTTACCAGACCTACATATAGTAAGACAACAAATCAATGGGCAAAATGAAAAAATTCATTCCCTTTGCAATGATTTTATTGACAGCGAGTGCAGCAAATGCTGGTGGACTTGTTACCAAACATGCAGCGAGTGTCCAACTGACTGTTGATGCTGCAAGGGCAACCTCATCGAGAATCGGAAGTTCGTTCAGTATTTCAGGATCAAATATTGATACTACGGACGGTAATACTGCTCATACAGTTTCTGCTGGTACTATCACCTCTGGTGTATACAGTCCTGGCACGATTGCAGCAACACAGGATACTGCTGGTGCAGCATTTAGTTTCTCCCAGTCTTATACACAGGCTGACGCAGTGCCCACAAGTGCTGCAACTGTAGGTGCTAATCCAAACTTCGGTTCAGTTACTTCTTACTCGGCAGGAACTAAAGATACTTTAGCAGGTACTGTAACCAGTGCAGGTGTCCTTACCGTAACCGCTGGTGGAGCTGGTACTACGGCAATCGGACAATACGTCTCGGAGATCACTGTAATTGATTGAAGGAGGTCATGATGACTTTTGGAAAGACAATACTTTGGTCTGTCCTGTCTGTGGTGGGTGTAAGTGCCATACTTGCTCCTGCCCAGGCGGTCCCCGTGGTCCCGAACTTCACACAGGGCTCAATGACGAGCCACACGGAGACAACATCAAAGATAACCGAGACCATAAATTCAATGGACTACTCGACGGGTTATCAATACTCAGTGACTGGATCAGGCGTCACAGCATCTGGTCAACTATCCCCAGGAACAGGGAGTAACAACGTAACTATTAACGGCGTGACATCATCATGGACAAATGTAACCAGCAAACCTCAGTTCACACAGACAACACCAGGGGCAGCATTCCAGTTCACCGAAACTCTGAGTTCTCCAGGTCTGCAAAATCATACAATTATTCAAAGAGAGACAGAGGTTACAAGCATAACCGACACTACAAGTATCTTCTCCCAGTAATTGCTGCTCTAGTAGCATCACCTGTAAATGCAGAAACCATTGGTGGTGTATCAGCAACAGCAAGTCCAATCGCGAATAGCTCTGGCTCGGTGACTAACCAGGCAATTCAGGTTTTACAAGGTCCATATATCACTAACACATATGGAGGAGGAATTCAGTGTCAGGGTCCCACTGTTAACTTCACACCGTATGTGACAGGAACTGCAAGTATGCAAAAACCATACGAAGCATACTTCAATGATCCAGTGTACGATGTCACTGATAACTTCGGTGCTTTCGATGCTGATGGAAATGAAATTGGGGATGGAATTTTAGACAATCCTGGCGACGTATTATTCTACAAAAAAACTAGAACTGCACAGAAAGATAACTACAGTATTGGTGTAGGTTTCTCTGCAACTTGGTCTAGACCATTAGATAAAAAATTACAGGAACAATGTAAAGAAGCAGCAGCAACTCAGATATCACACATTCAACAACTGACTGCCAATAAGAGACTCGATTTTGAGATCGCGAGACTTAAGAATTGTGGCGAATTGATGAAGGCTGGAATTATGTTTAAACCAGGAACAAGATATGCTGCCGTATGTGCAGATGTGATGGTAATGAATACGAATGTGATTGCTCCTCATGCACATGAGATTCCCCAGCAGTATGAGTCAGTACATCCTACTTCTTCAGGGGACGAACAGACCTCAACTTCTTCACAGCCTCATTCCTCTGACGCTGCTCTGCTAGGCGCTCCCCTTTCGACTGGACTGGGAGAGTCTTCCCCCTTAAGGTCGCAATCTTCTTCAGTACCTTCTTCACAGTCGGTTTCACCACTTTTAACAAAAGATCAGCAAGAGGCTTTGCGAGCAGTGCAGAGGTCGTCGCTACAACAGCGATTGAAGCGGTAGCAGTTACCTTTCCTGCATTAGGGATATTGACAACAATCTGATCGGGGATGGTAAGTTGTTCTGTTACCATCAGACATTTCTTACCGACCAGTTCATAACCAGTAATCTTTTTATTACCCTCTAGGATCTTTCCTACAGGGTTCAATAACTCCTGTTCTCTAGTGGGACATTTTGGAATTGGAGGTTTTGTATCTGTTTTTGCCTCTGGTGCTTTTACTTCTGGTTGCTCAGGAGATTTAATTGGTGGTACAGGTGCTTTATATTCAAACTTTAATTTATCTTTGTTGTAGTCCATCGGATTAAATGATGGCATACCAGCATCACAATATACCTTCACACCTTTGGGATCATCTTCATTGAGGATCCCACTTTTTTCTTTACTAGTATTTTGTTCATGTGCTTCCACACATCCAGGCATGTCTACAATAGGAACACCCACCTGCTCCGTAATTGGAACAGATGGGGGAACTGCCTGAGGTGGACTTGTAACCCACCCTGGTGGTTGATAAACCTGTATATCAGGTATGTTCACATTATCAATACCAATATCTTCAATCATCAGCAATCATTAAATACTTCACCAACTTGTGAACCAACTTCAGAACCAACTTGCTGACCCAAAAGAAGTGCCCAACCACCTGCTAACCATCCAACGTAAGGGATGCTAGCGAGAGCAGGAGCGGCAACACCAGCAGCGATAGCACTACCTGCCATTGCACCTTGTGACCGTGCTCCAGCGTCCGCCACGATGCACTCGATGTCTTTTGCAGACTTTCCCTCACCTAGCGTTGCAGCACCTCCCATGTTCCTCACACCTTCCATGGTGTATTGATCAAGGCGAGATTCCTTACGGTCCTCAAAGGTATCAGAACCACCAAACAATCCTTTCTTGTTTCTAGTTTGTACTAAATCAACAGATCTTTCGGACTGTAAGACTTTAGGATCATTTGCTTTATATTCAATACTATACCCATCCTTACCTGCTTCAATTTTGTAGGAAGAATATGGAGTACCGCGTGGAATATTGATGGTTGGAACTTGATAAACCTGTTGTCTACCTGGTTGTCTAATAACATATCCAAGCAAACCAATATGTGCCACAGCAAATAGTCCACCAACAGTTGCAGCAGCAATCTTTAATTTATTCATGGCATTGTCCTAGTAGTCACTTTGGGAGTGACAGGCACACCAGGAATAGCACCACCTGTCGTTGCTGGTAATTCAGGCATAGAGGCATCAAGAATGTCAGGAACTGCATCAGTGATAGCACCGATAGCACCACCTGCTAATACATCTGTAAGTTCTTTGATGAGTGCATCTTTCTGAAGATACACATAAGTCCCACCACCCACGATGCCTACGACACCAGCGAATGACAGGACTGCTAATACGTTAATAATTTTTTGCATGGTATTACATTTTGTAAGTGTCATCTGTAGTGATCTTGATCGGTGCTTGCTCAATTCTAATTGTTTGAGCAGGTGCAGACTCTTTTGCTGCTGCGATCAATCTCTCCATATCTGCCTTAGAGATGCCTCCACCACCGTTGGCGGCAGCTTGTGCTCCTTTTTTAGCAGTCTGGACCCCGAACGTAGCTAAAACCCCAGTAAACACCGAGGCTATGAAAGTTGGATCGAGATCTTGTTTAGGAATCTGAAGTGCAGGTGGCAGATCTACATACGCTAATGTGAGAATACCACCCGACCATATCAAAATTCCCAGTCTTACAAACGTAGACAGAATAGCCAACTGTTCTTCTTTGTCTTCAGATGCCTCTTTGAGTTTGCTAAAGATACCTTTCTTTTTCGGTTCTTCTTTTTTAACTTCTTCGGACATATAAACAAAGCATGGCAGCTCTATTTAGGATTCTGAAACTTGCCGCTTCTTACCGATATTATACTTAGACTCAAGGGTCCAATCACCCTTTTCTTTATATGCAATCACTTTGATTTGACTCAGAGGCGCTGCATCTGTGACAGACTCTTCTTTTACAATTTCTACTAGTCCCCAGTCAGACAGCAGTTTGATGATACGGTTACGTCTCTGTACATCATTCTCAGAAAGGTTTGCTTTCTTGCCGTCAAGAGCGAACAACTCTTTGAAGTGTACGATGTAATACTGTCCTTTCTTATGAAGAATATGGCAGGACTGAAATAATTTCTTTTCCTTTCGAGATGCAACACCAATACGGGTAAGAGTTTCACGAACCTTCAGGAAGTCATCTGGTTCCTTCAGGTTTACTTCTACCATATCATTTTTCGTCCATTGAACTTCCTTAAGTTCACTCATCGTTTCTTACCCCCTTTATTCAATTTGTCTTTAATAACTATGAGTTGGTTTTCGGTAAGAATCCTGAGTGCTTGCATAGCTTTCTCGGTTGAATAACCATAGAACTCTTTGACAAGTTCAATATCCTTCACCTTTTCTTTTTTACCCCAAGGAGAAAATCTCTTACGGGACCTGACGGTATTTATAAAGAAATCGTATTGAAGTTTCTTATCAAGATTAGGATACTGATTCATCTCATTTGCGTACATCACAGTATCGATGTGTTGAGACATACACTTGTTAATTACAAACGGGGGATAGTTCTTTTCCCAAAGAGGATCTTCATCCTCCATCAGATTTTTCTTTGTCAAATTGATGGTGTTTAGATAATCCTTTAGTGGATACCTTTCATCGTAACTCATAATACTCTTTCTTTAAAATGTTGGATCTTGTGAGAGCGTCTACAGTTTTATATACTTCTGATCTTCTATCGAAAAACGCATCCCTACACCACCCAGTAACTCTAACATAATGCAGGAAGAACTGAATATAAGATTCTCCAGTATACTTTCCCTCTCTCCAATGATCAGCAATACATCCAAGATACATCACCGCATCACCTGGTTCTAACACCAAACAATGACTCTCATAGTAAGGAGTTTCTATACAAAATTTCCACTCTTCATCACCTTCAAGATGCAGTGTTAGAGATATTTCACATGCTGCCCTATCAATATGACGAACTAACTCAGAACCATTTTTATAAATTCTACCAAAAACATATGTTGGTAGTACAGTTTCACCACACAACTCAGATATTCTAGGACAAAGATTACACAAAAGTGCTAGTTGATCATCAGAATTACTCCAAGCGTCTGCATTAGAAACCTGATCATCATCTCCAAATCCAATCTCTTCTTGAAGATTTTTATATCTACGAGCAAGTTCTTTAGCTTCTTCAGGGGGAATGAAGTTTTTTATAAGAACATAATTATTTTCTAAAAGTTCTTGATTCATACAACATAATTTAAGAGGAGAAGTTCTTTACGTTGTTGCTGTTCTTGCATGTATTCGCCAACAGATCGCATGGTATATGTATGATCATACTCGTAAGGTTTCCAATCAATAAACCTACTTTTAATAAGATTAGAAGAATTATAGGAGATCATTTGATCGCACTTAAATTTGTCACAGTCATAGAAAAATCTATCGTGATCAAATCCTCTATGCATATTACCTTTTTTACCATAAAGGTTTGTCTTGATATCGTATGGAGGATCTAGATATACAAAGATATCTCTTTCATCAGTCAGAAGTTGCTCATACGACAAGTTAGTAATTTGCCATTTTTTGATGAGTTGAGAATAGTAGGGGAGTTTCTCGATTCCTCGCATACTAAAGTTTGAGTCTGACGCCTGCTTGCTGAAGGAGGAGGACTCAGTGAGACCAGAAAAAGAGCACTTGTTAACAATATAGAAAGCGACAGCACGAGCCGTAGGGTCACAGCTTCGGGGGTCCTTCCCGAGATACTCTTTAGACTCCAGGAAAAGATATTTTGCCGAAGCGGGGTCAGGGTGCCTTTGTTTAAGTTGGACAAGTTGGTTCTTAATTTCATTGCCATTCAACTGGAGTTGCTTCCAGAACGTATAGAGCGGTTCATACAGATCATTCACCCAGATATCCAAGTGAGGATACATCTGCGAAACATACAATGCCACAGAACCACCACCAAGGAAAGGTTCACGAAACTCTTTGTAGTCAGAAAAAAGTGGAAAGAACTCTGCCATCTTTTTGACAGCACGAGACTTACCACCAGGATAACGAAGGGGAGTTTTCAAAGAGGTCATACAATCAGTTTTTTCTCAGGGAGGACGATGTTGTTACCAAAGATTTTATCATACTGTGCAACCACTTCGGGTGCAACCTCAACAGAATAGATAACATGCTTCATATCCAAACCAATCTCAGGATGATCTGGATCAATAACAGTTGCCCATGGCATGAATCCCACCTGTCCTTGTTGAGGAATAACTAGAAGAGCATTTTTGATTGTGAGAATACCATTACTAAAGTCAGTAACTTCAGCAACAATTTCCTCGCCAGTAATCATTCGAATCAATTTTACGTCAATCATAATCAAAGAAATGTGTATACAAGAACTACTCGTCTATTGGATGTAGGAAGTTTGTGTTGATGGAGACCTTCAAAGATGTAGATATCATCCTCTTTACCATAATAATCATCCTGACCATAAACCATGGTAGGTCCACCATTACAATCTGTAAGATAGACAAGCATATTGGTATGAGGAAAGTCGTGATCGCGATGTAATGGACTTGGTTGAGTATTTCCAGTAGTGGAAGGTAGAGTCAGATTTGCATTTACTCTATACAAAACTCTCCATGGTATCCCTTTCTCTTCACAAATGTCACAAAAAACTTTTTCTGCTAAAGGAAGAACACTAGATTCTGGAACTGCATATGCTTTATTATCACCAGGTCTATTTAAAAGAACATGTGAGAAAAATGGAAAATTATTTACATCTGTCTGACCCTGACTATATTGACCTCTAAGAGCATCTTTAATAAAGAACCAAGGAAACTTTTCACCAAGTACAAGATTTTTTAATTCAAAATAATTATCTGTCATTTGAAATTACATTCCAACATCAACTGAGTCAGACAAGCAAGAAGATTAATCTCTTGGTCTACCACAAAAGCAGACTTATACTGATACTCAGCAATAATAAGCACAGCAGCAGCAACACTAGGACCATCCATCACACCAGATAGATTATCATAGAGTTTACGCATGATAGAGGTGGGATCAGAATCAAGATTCTGTGTCACCCACTTCTTCACGTCATTGAACTTTTTATTCTTAAGTGCTTCTACAAGACTGTCTACGTTGGCATCACCTAACGTCGCCAGAATGCCAGTGTCAATAGACCCTGTGCTTGCGTATCGCTGCAACTCATTGAGGGTTCTTCGGAAGTCAGGGAAGTATTTCTGAACGACCTCTGCCACAACTCTAGGTGCGTAGGAGACCTCCTCGCGTTTGAGGATATCTTGGCAACGATTGAAGAAAGATGCCGCCAACTCTTGTTTAGTGCTTCCACGAACATTGAATTCTACGACAGTCGTCCTACTATGTAGCGGTTCGATGATCTTGTTCTTGAAGTTACAAGTAAAGATGAATCTACAGTTCTTCTGAAACTCCTCAATTGAAGCACGGAGTAGAAGTTGAACATCAGGCGTTGTATTGTCTGCCTCATCAATGATAAGAACTTTGTGCTTGCTAGAAGAAGTGAGAGACACAGTACTAGCAAAGTTCTTTGCCTGATTGCGTACAGTGTCCAGGAATCGACCTTCATCAGATCCATTGATAACATAGTAATCTGCTCCCAATTCGTGGCATAATGCCTTAGCGATAGTAGTCTTACCAACACCAGCAGTTCCAGACAGAAGAAGATTGGGAATCTCACCCTGTTCAATGAAACTCTGGAAGGTTTGTTTCACACTGGCAGGAAGTATACAGTCCTCAACTTTCTGAGGACGATACTTCTCTACCCATAAAAAATCATTCATCAGTTGTTAGGTTCCAGAGCAATAAAATATTTGATACCATCGCCTTGAAAGAGAGCGACGTTTTGCTTGCTGATAGTCACATTATAATCACCCGCAAGAAGTTTGAGATTCTCAACCTTGAAGCAATAACAAAATTCTTCATCGCTAGTTCCAACTTCAACAGAGTAACTGTTAGAAGTATCATTCTTCTTATCAGTTACACACAGGTTCATAGTACCATCATCACTGAAGAGGCACAGATCAGGAAGTTGATATACACTAGCAGCACGTTGAAGTTGCTGTAGAACACCCGCTTCAAGACGGAACTTCACATCCTCAGAAGGAATATTGATCTCTTTCTCAGGAGGTTGAGTGATAATATCGGGGTCAGCATAGAAGAAACGAGTCTTAGACTTACCACGCTGATCACTCACAGTGACGTAATTGGACTGGGTAGTATCGATCTTTGGCGAATCAAAGAGAGACAAACCGCCCAAGAATACACCCAGATCGTAAATAGAAATCTGCGTATCAAACGATTCTTCAACGTCAGCGATAGCAAGAATATTCTTGTTGATGCTGAGAGTAGCAACTTTATTGCCAGGTTTGATAACGATTGATTTATTGATAGAACAAAAGTTCTTAAGGACTTCAATAGTAGATTTAGAAATTACTGTCATCGATTGGGATACTCTTCACGGTTTGCAGATTGGTCACTGAAATGTAGCAGCAACAGTCCATAATGTAGGATCTTAATAATGTCACGACGGGCAGTGCCCTTCTTGTCATAACGAGAGGCATACTTCAGAATGTTGGATCTGCAGAATGCCTCAGCATCACCACAGGCATCAATCAAATCTAGCGTCTGAATCTTGTCAGTTGCATAATGTTGATTGTAAGTACCTGCGATATAATCTCGGAGCTCCTGTAGGAGCGCCTCTTCATTGTACTTCATTGATCATTTAGAAGGTCAGAGTTTTCAGTATTATATTCGGAATCCTCACCTGCGTCAACCTTTGTATAAAGGTCAAGGAAAGATTGCTTAGTATCATCATCAAAGCGATTGATACACTTAGTGATAGCATCTAGACGATCACCGAAGATTTGATATGCCTGAACAATATGAACCAGACGACGAGTGGTAATGACCTCATCAACCCCACCGTCAAAGAACGTCTTACGGATAACACCTGCCCACTTCACCAAGTTCTCAGCAAAGTCGTCATCACAACCAACGTTCTGCAGAATCTTGGTTTCTACAGAAGCGACAGGATAATCTTGCTCAAAGGTTACGGGGAAACGCTCAAGGAATGCTTCATTAAGAATATTGGTTCCAACAAAGCGACCGTCATCGCTGCCTTTACCTTTAGTATTTGCAGTTGCAATAACATTGAATCCTTGAGCGGGTTTTACATATTTACCAATCTTCTTCAGAAAAACACCCTTACCCTCAAGTACGGATTGCAGACACAGGATCTTGTTAGATGCCAGGTCAATCTCATCTAGAAGCAACACAGCTCCCCGCTCCAGAGCTTCGATGACTGGACCATTATGCCAAACAGTGTCACCATTGACAAGACGGAAACCACCAATAAGATCGTCTTCGTCCGTTTCGATTGTGATGTTGACACGAATCAGTTCTCGCTTCGTTGCAGCACAGACTTGCTCAACAGAGAGCGTCTTACCATTGCCCGAGAGACCCGTGATAAACGAAGGGTAGAATTGACGGGAAGCAATAATCTTTTTAAGAGACTGAAAGTTACCAAACTGGACGTAGGAATCATCTTTCTCAGGAATGTAATTTACAGCGGATGTTGCAGAGGGTGCTTCATATGCCTGTTCAATTTCTTGAACGGTCAGGTTCCACTTGCCCGTACCTGATTTATAAGACTTCAGGCGTTTGCAAGCAGTAGCATAAGATACGTTCAACTGCTTTGCTGCCTCGCGAACATTCTCACAACCGACTTCGGTGCCAGCATTCGTAGTGAGATAACCGACAAGATCTTCAGTAGTAACAGGGTTTGGAGCGAAGGGCATTGGTTTTCTTTTGATTACTCTGTAATTATAGCAGAAAACCCTCCGAGTGGGAGGGTCTAGTGGACAGTTATTTAGGTGAACACTGCTGTCACCCAGGTAATTGTTGCTCCTGGGTTTCGTGCTAGTGCCACCTTCTTGGCATCATCATAGTCTTTGGCAATAACAATTTCTTCAAAGACCGTGCCTGCTTTGTAGAGTTGTACTTTACACTTCATGCGATCTGCTCAATAAATGCGTTAAGGATAGTTTTGTTTGTCATCTTAGATCCCATATGCTTTTTGAAAGCACGGGTCAATTCTGCTTTAGTAGCAACCTCTTTTTTCTGTTTAACTTCAAGATCTTGAGATCCCATACCAGTGTTTTTATCGGGCATATAGAATGCTTCTGTAAATCCTGCTCGTTCTTTGATTGAAGCAAAGCGTTCTTTTTTCCACTGCTTATCAATAGCATCCAGTTGATCACCAGCAAACTCGCGAACAAGTTTAGTCAAGTCACCTTTTGCACAGAGACGAATACCAACCCAGTTGTAATCAGTGATCTCGCGATAGAAGGATACGATCTCCTTTGTAGTTACATAAGGTTGATTTGAGATTCTACGAGTGTATCCAGTCTTAGGATCACGAAGGAAGAACACTTTGCCACGAGTGTGACACAGATACTGATAACGATATTCACCAGCACGATAGGAATGATCATCAGGAAACTGATGTACATAACTCATGGGATTTGCTTCACCATCAGTCAAACAAATAACATTGACTTTACTCACACGTTCAACCCTCTTAATCGAATTTACAATCTTACGAGTGCAATACACTGCCTCAGCAAGAGGAGTTCCACCAAGGGTATAAGGACTGTAGTGAGAAAGTCTCCATCCACCCATAGCAAACACTTGTGTATAAACAAGTTGCATAGACTTCTCTAGAGACTTTGCATTCTGACGTGACGAAAAGAATTCAAAAAGACGGAAGTCTGAAGCGATAGCAAGTTCACCAACATTCTGATCTGTAACACTGTTATCCATGTCGCTGTATCCATAACCAGACTGGAAAGCATACACCCTGAACGGAATACCAGATTTTTTACAGAACCAAATGAGATTGTAGGTTTGCTTCAGAGTGTCAAGCAACTGACTCTGCATAGAACCAGACCAGTCAAGATACATCACGAGACCGTGATTCTTACCTTCGGGAATGACAGTGACTTTCTTGAAGATGTCATCGTTATACTTGTAAGTGTGTAGTTTGTTAGTATCAATAACACCTGTCTTTGCAGTTGCAGCACGACGATATTCGTCTGCAGACTTCTTCATTTCAAACTGCTTGCACAGATAATTGACAGTCTTCTGAGTATCTTTCTTGAAAGAGTTGTAGTGATCTACAGCATACTGAACATGCTCTGACCAACCACTGTCACGAGTTTCATCGTAAAAGTGATTCTGAAGATTATATTGAGTGACGTTGAATGGAACGATGTAGTCTTCAACTTTAGGATCGGGGATAGAAAGATACACCCATTCCTTAGCATCATCATCTACAAGAGTTTCAAGTGCCTGAGAGAGTGCTTCATCAGTTACGGACTTAGTTTCATCACATTGATCGCCACCATGATATGAAGGGGTTTCAAGGTCTGCATCATCAGCAGTACGATCTTTACGATGATCTTTCTCAGGATCACTTTCAGTAGGCCAATCTTTTTCCTCGTCAAGTTCTGCGCTACTATCTTCGATGGTTTGATCAGGACTTTGCTGACCGTCAGAAGATTCGGGCAGTGGTGGCATATTCATATCTTCTTTGTTTTCTTGCTTCTGTGAGCAGAACTCATAAAGTTCTTTAGCAAGATCAACAACCTCTTGAAAGGTCTTAGTCTTTTCTGCACGATTGACCCATACCATCTCCTCGTCGGCAAATGGAATATTGGGATTACCCTTGAAGTAAAGATTGATGCGGTCAATCAGTGAGAGAGTATTGGGATCGTCATTCTTCACACCGAAGAAATCTTGCTCCCATAGTTCACGGTAACCCACAAAGAAAGAACGACGAAGACCAGGATAGGTCACTTTCATCATACGCTCAATACGAGCATCCTCCAAAACATTCACAAAATCCTTTGGAGCAGACGAGAAGTCTTCGTTAGGGGTATAGAGGGCGTGACCCACCTCATGCCCCACCAGGAGGTCATAGACGGTGCTGGAAGCAGTCTTCCAGATAGGCAGGATGAGCAGACGTTTATCAACGTCAAAACAGGCAGTGCTTACTTTGCGGTGCTCTACAGTAAGGTTCTCGGTAGCGAGCAGTTTGGCAAGCGTTCCTTTTACTTCCTGAGTGTTCATTCTCCTCCGTTGGTTACCTTGTAATTATAGCAGAGATTGATCGCATTGTGCAACAGGTGGGACAGTTTTCACATCGTCCCAATGCCGTACAGCGTTGGCAACGATAGCCACATTGGTAACCATGTAAGAAACAAAAATAAGGGTGCGTATGCCAGCAATAGTATCAGATTCTCTGTCTGTTTTTCCACTTTTTTCTCCCAATGCTTTCGCCCAGATTCTCCATGTACTCTTTCTCTTCACACAAGCATCCCTTTAGTATTCATAAAATGAAGTGTTTCTTTAAGAGTACCACGATGCTGCATTCCCAAAGCGATCATTGGATAAGATGCTTCTTCACCAAACTCGTCACGGAACTGCGACTCAGTAAAATCTTTATTGAGTTGATAAACAATAGTATCATCCATATGAACTGCTTCCATTAGAGCATGTGCTCTCTCGGATTCCATGTTGCCGTTGCTGTAGATAATTGCTTTCATTTGTCTTTGTAGGTGATTGAAATTTTCCTTGT